GCATCGATATCTCCGGTCGATTGCAAATAGCTGCAATGGATCTGCCCGCCGGCAGTCATGTTGCCAACGGCACTCATGCTGCCGCTCACATTGATGTTGGTCCCGGTCAGCGTTCCGGTCAACGTTCCGCCCGAGAGCGGCAAGGCGTTGGCAATACCGGCGGTGACCGTGTCGTACCACCGCTTGATAGCGCCCATCATCATCCGGCCGACGTCGTTGACGCCGCTCGGCTGCATGCCCTCCGGCCAGCCGTCGGGCGGCGTCAGGTTATTGCCGGCGTCGGTGGTTGACCAACTGCTGACCTCACTCATCGCTGCACCCACCTCATCGCGACGCGGCGCGAGATTGCTTCAAACGGCAGCAGGATCGCGAGCTGCCCGTCTTCCGGGACATGGCTCTCGAGCGCGTCGCAGGTTTCCAGAAATCCCCAAGGCGATGCGGTCGCCTCGGTGATCACGTTACCCTCGGCGTCGCGCGCCTGCACGACGCGCGCCCGGCTTGCATCCATCCCCTGGCACCGCTCCGCGATTACCGGCTTGGGCTCCGGGTAGCCCAAGATCCACGCCATTGTCGTATCGTCCGCGCTGCGCTCGAATGCCTCGGCGAGGCGCTTGTGCAGGGTCACTAGTGTGCCCTCGGGCCGGGCGACGACATAGGCATCGATGCTCGGCGGGATCAGATACTGATCAGCCGGCACGCAGAAGCAGGCGCGCTTCGGATGGTCGACATCGATCGTTGCCAGCAATTGCGCCTCGATGTCGCGCGGCGGCTCAGGGATCAGAAGCGTCATAGCTTCGACAACGCCGCGCCGATTCCACTCAGCAACCCGCCGCCGCCTGCGGCCTCTGCCCCTGCCGCGCCAAGTCCCGCGCCAAGCCCGGTCGAAGTGCCGGCTACCGCCGGGCCTAAAAAACCGCTAAGGGTCGGCACGCCAGCGGCATCTAACGCTGCCCCGCTCAGACCAGCGGTCGCTCCGCCCCCAAGGCCGCCAAGACCACCACCACCGAGTAGGGACTTCAATCCAACCAGTCCCGACAGCGTGCTGGCTAAACTGTTCTGAAAATACGGTTGGGTCTGCGACAGGCTGCCCGCAGTCGGCGACCCGATGTTCTTCATAAAAAGATCGAGGTCTGCGAAGGGCTCTTTCTGGGTCGCATTCCAGCGGTTCATCGCGTCGTTGATGCCGGCCTGCTGTTGCTGCTGCAGTGTGTCGCTGACGCCGGTAAAACCTTGCCCCGCCTTGACCAAAGCGTCGGCGGTGCCGTACTGGCTGGCAAGCATACCCGGGTATTGCTGCAATGCCGCCGTCCGGTCGTCATTGCCGGCCTGGTAGCCACTCTGCAATCCGCTGATGCCGGTTCCTTGAGATAAGAGATCGGCCCCGATATTGGCGGCGCTGCGCCCGTATCCGGCCATAGCCGCATTGGCGGCGTTGGTCTGATTGGCCCCGTATTGCTGACCGTAATTGGCACCAGCCTGACTCTGCAATCCGGCGTATTGATTGGCCGCAGCGTCCTGTCGGGCGCGCTCGTTGGCGTAATTGGTGCCATATAAATTCGCGCTCATGTCAGCGAGCGTCTTGCCAAGGTTCTGCTCGTTCTGACCTTGCGCTCCGGTGAAAGCCCCGCTGCCGTACCGGCCTGCCCTTGCCATCTGAGAGGCGAGCGTCGGCGCGGTCGATGTCTGGTAATTCCGGGTCACCGGGTCCATTGACGCCTGAACCATCTTGTCCAGGTACGGGTTAGAGTTGAGGTACTGACCACTCGCCGCCTTGGCGAGTTGCTCCATCCCGGCGCCCTGACCCTGCGCGATATTCCCCAGTGTCGAGAGCCCGAGGTTCCCGCCCGCGAGGTTTTGTGCGTACTGATTGCCCGAGGCGATCGCCGCGTCAGCCTGGCGTCGGAGGTTCGCCTGATCGGGGTCTTGCCCCTCGGCGAGCGTCTTCATCCGGGCATAGGCCGGCGAATTTTCTACGCCCGTGTTGTTCAGGGAATTGAACCAGGCATTGTTCGCCTGCGGACGCAATCCGGCGTCGTTGGCGCGGGCCGTATCGACCAGACCCTGGTAGCCCTGCGAAAGATAATTCGATGGCGCCGTGTAAGGCGCCATCGTCTGACCGGGGAAATAGCGCGGCCCGCCGATGTCTTCGTAAAGGCTCTTGGCCTGACCCCAACCCTGCTGCAAATACGGAAGTTGCGCCTGCTGCGTCGGGTTGATCGTCGTCGTCGTCGTGTTGCCGCTCGGCCCCTTAGACGGCATGGCCCAGCTCCTTTATTGCGACGATGTCCCGAACCGCAACCTGATCGCCGGTCAACCGACCCCGCCAGGCACGAGCCCAACCGGGACGACCGGCGCAGAGGATGTGCGAGCAACCGGCGGCACGCGCATGTTCATCGAAAGTCTTGATCGCGACGTCGATCCACACCCGCATCTCGCGCCCGCCGCAGAACATCATCTCGAGGACGCGGCGCCTCGGATACTCGCGGATCTCGGTGGCGATGACGGCGAGCAATTTACCGTTGCGCTCGATCAGCCAGATACCGCAGCGTCCCAACATCGACAGCCGCAAGACATCGACCGGCAGGTAGCAATCGGTGATGTGCGTCGCCTTGTACAACAGCGGCTCGATCTCATTCCAGCGGCGGCACAGTTCATCGAGCTGCGGCAGGCGCACGGCAATCACCGGCTGCGGCACCGGACAGACATCCGGGACCGCGACAAAATCAGGCTCACACAATGTCATGTACCAAGCACTCGCCAGGTTGTCCCATTGTACCAGAGTAGCTGCCGTGTCGTGCCGCCGCCGGCAGCATTACCGCCCCAGCCGGCGACGCTGCCGTCAGTGATGTAGGCCATCGTGCCTGGCGTGACATTGGTCGGCAGGGTCGCGAATGTGTAGGGCGGCCGATCGGTCAGGCTGATCAGTTGATTGACCGAGCGCGCGATGTCGCGCAGCCAACCCGCCCAGTTACCCGGCGGCTGTTCCGGCGCGACGCGCGACATGCTTGGCGGCGAATGCGCGCTCATCGCAGTTTAGCCTCCGGCCGCAATTCGACATCGAGCCCCTGCAGGTGGCGGAATTCCTGGGCCGCGGGCAAATCCATCTGGAACCTGAGATAACGCCCCGTGACACGCTGCGGGCATTCGCCGATCACGTTGGCGTGTACCCCCGGTTCCCAGACCACCGGATCGGTCAGGTGCTCGCGGTGCCCCACCGCGACGGTAACGTTGTCCTTGCAGCCTGGCGCGCCCTGGATCAACGGGCGCACCGACGACACCCAGGCGCGCTGCCGGTCATTGGGTTGCGTCTCGGCGGTCTGCAGGGTCGGCGCCATCGCCGGGCCGCGGCCGACACCGAGCCGATGGGTCGGATCAAAGGCAGTGATAAATTGCGAGCTGTTGCCGATCCAGAACGGGTCGTCGAGCGGCGGCTGAATGATTTCGAGATTGCCGAACGGGTCGAGCTGATCGAGGTTGTAGCTGTCGGCATACATCCCGGTCGTCAGCCACTCGAGACGCGCCGTCGCCGGCTCAAGCTCGACAATCGTGGCACGCGACAGTTCCCAGTTGTAGATCAGGAGGCGATTGAACAGGCCGCCGGTTCCTATGCCGCCGGAGAAGGCCCAGACGATCGTGCGGGTGCGCGGGTCGGCAACACCCTGAACATTGGCGACGTAGGTGTGATCGAGTTCACGGAAAAACTCGCGATCGAACTTCTGCGCGCCGATCGGGATCGAGGCCGAGCCGTCGAACGCGGCAAAGCCGTTTTCGCTGAGGTAGTAGGCAACCGGGCGGATCGCGCCGCCCTGGTCGCGCGCGTGACCCAGGACAATCGACTGCGGCGAGATCGTCCCGGACGCCCCTTGACTAACAGCAAATTTCCATTGCTCTGGTGGCCCCACAAAGGTGCCTGTGTAGATGCCGCGTTCCATAAAGATAGCGACATCACTCGCCGGCCCCAGTCCCGGCACTATCCCGGTAACAACGCCGAGGTCTGTCATCTGGAGGTCTTGGTAATCAGACTGGAGCTGCAGCGCAGGCACGCTGCCTGGCGTCGGCCATGTCGTAGGGTCGCCCAGAGCCGACCACCACACTCTATAGGGCACCGGCCCATAGGTGGGGTCGTTGGTATTGCCGACCATTACCTGATCTCTAACCGTCGCAACGTACTTCGCGAGCGGCGCGGTCGCCGCCAGCAAGGTGAAATTCGGGTCGCCGACCAGCAGGGACTGCATCGGGTCGATGCCGTTGGTCGCGATGACCCTATTCCCGAACGAGGTCATCGACCAAAAGCCTTTGGAAGGCGTGGCATAGACCCCGCCGGTCGTACGGCTGGCGTCAGTCAGGGTCCGTGTGCCGAGCGGCATCTGGTAGAGTTTCTGCCGATCGCCGGCATAGTGATGGACGATGTCGACCTGATCCTTGACGCTGTAACTGCCCTGGCACCGCTCAGTCAGCGTGTTGTCGGTGTACCCCGTAAAGGTCGGCATCGGGCCGTAGGACTTGGGGGTCAGCGGCACGCAATTGCGCATCAGCGGAGAGCCGGCATTGGCAAAGTCGGGCTGATCCGGTAGCCATTCCGGCCATGGCAGTGCGGGCATCAGCCGAGCCTCGCCTCGATGGCTTCGAGGCGTTGCGATACCTCTTTCAGCGCATTGATCACGCTGAAAATGATCCGCCCATAATCAACCGTCTTTACAACCTGCGGATCAACATCGCTTCGCCCGGCGGCGAGACCCATCTCGCCAACCAGCTCCGGCATTACCGGCTCGACCTCCTGCGCGATCAATCCCCAATTCTCTTGCGGACCCAGGGCCGCATCAATCCAGGTGAAGGTAACCGGCCGCAACTGTATGACAGCCGACAGGCTGGTGGTGTAATCGGCGACATCCTTTTTTAGCGTCGCATCGCTCAGCGCGTTCCAAGTACCATTGAGGTTGTAGCACAAGCCATTGACATCCACTCCGAGGCGTTGATTGGCGTTATCGTACAAGCTGAAGCTGCCGGCCGTTGGCTCGGCGTGAAGCAGCCAGAGATGCGCCGATCCAACCGAGCTGAAGCCCACCTGCACTGCTTGCCCGGACGGAGCCACAACGTCGAGCGCACGGTTCGATGTCGAATGTACGTCGATATAAGGTGCGTAAAGACTACCGGACAATGTGCCGCCGGCCAGCGACAACGCGCCGAGATTTGTCAAGGCCGCGCCGGCCGTCGTGGCGTTGGTGCCGCCATTGGCTATCGCCACCGGCACGGTCAGCGACATCGTGCCGGCGCCCGTGATCGGGCTCGGGCTGGCGGTCAGCCCGGTGCCAGCCACGAGATTGGTTACCGCGCCGGCTACCGCGAGGATCGTTGTCTGAATGTGCGAGGCATGCGTCGTACCCTCAAAGAAGCAGGTCACCGTGACCGTGCCGCCGCCGCCGGTAATCCGCTGCGCCGAAATCTTGTTTACGATGCGGTCTGTCGAACCGAGAGTGCCGGCGCTCGATACGCTTGTCACCCACTCCTGCAGGGCTACGGCCTGGTCGGTGAATTGCGGCGAATACTCGTCGCGCACCAGCGTCTCGACACCCGCCGCGGTGCGAATATAAACCTGCAGGTGCAGTCGCGCGGTGCCCGAATTGACCATTGCATAGATGCGCCGGTAAGCCGTACCGGCGGGGTAGTCGACTGCACCCGGAACACCGGCATCGGTGGCGAATTCCTCCACCGGGAAATCGACATTGACGCCCGTGCAGGCGACGGCAACCGTCGATTCGATATTCGGCGACGGCGATAGCAGCAGCTTTTTATAGCCGGAGATATCGGAATTGGTGGTCGCATCATAATAGAGGATACGCCCGGCGCTGATCCCCGGCTGCCCTTGCGGCCCGGTCGGACCCGCCGGTCCCGCCGGCAGTGTCCCGACGATTGCAACCCATTTGCTGCCGTCCCACTGCCACTGGTCGTAGACCTGGCCGTTGGTCGGCGAAGAGGGGAAATCCAAAGGCATCCGATTATCCCGTATTAACCGCGACAGCCGTCTGCCAGACCGAGGTGACCGGCGGCGACAGCAGCAAGACCTCGCGTGCCATGCCTGAGAGCGTCAGCGCGGTCGGGGTGGTCGTCAGCACCTCGCGCACCACGCCGGCAAGGGTCGCCGCGGCGTTAGTTGTGAACAGCACCTCGCGCGGTTCACCAGCATTGCGGATGTCGGTCATGTCTCAACCTTGACCCCAGCCTGCGCCGCGTCGAGCGCGGTCTTGGTCCAAGCGATGTTACCGTTCGGGTCGCGCTCGTAGAGGCTCGTCATCCAGCCGAAGCTGGTGCCGGGCGCGAGCGCGGTGCCGCCGGTCCCGGCGCTATCGGTCGCACCGGATTTGAGGCGCAAGCTGGCGGTCTTTGCGCCGGCATCGGACTTGGCGAGGCTGGCCTTAACGGCGACTGCGTAGATCGCTGAAGGGGGCGCGCTCAGAGCACTGAAAGCGAAGAGGTCTTCGTGTCCGATGGTGGCGTCGAAGAGGTAGGAGAGGCTGCCCTGGGGCGGGTTCTGGCTGACCTCGTAATAATTAGCCCCAGTACTGCTAACGTTACCCCAAACAAGTGCAGAATTTGCGCCACCAGTAGTAACTGGCGCCGTGCCAGGAGCGCCGGATGAAAAAGTTACAGTTGCCGACCGCGCGCCAGACCCGGCGTAGCCTGATGTTATGGCGCTGGTAACTGACGAGTCGTTCATAAACCCGAGCCAGTACTGCGTACCGGCAACGAGCGCCTGCGGTGTCGTCAGTGGCATGGTGGCCGTCAGGCCCGCCGCCGCTCCAACAACCGTTGCACCTGCACTCAACAACGTTCCTGGGACGCCGGCATTATCGGAGTAAATAATGGGACGGAAGTTTGCTCCGACCGTTGAGCTAGAAGCAGCATATGAAATCGAGTTTATGGTGCAATTACGAGTTGGCGTATGTGGGCGCACATAAAAGAAATTAACCGCGACATTTACCGCGCCGCCTTGCCCGGAAACACTGTTTCCCAAGATCGCCGCCCCCACCGCAAACTGCACCGCCCCATCGGCGCTGGGGAACTGTGTCTCGATACGCGGGCTGGTCAGTAGAGGCGCGTTGTTGGTCGTGCCGGTAGTGTCGAAAAGGTAGAAGTCGTCAAAGGTTATGCTTAGACCTGACTGCCCACCAAGGAGAATAGCGTTCGCAGTATTATTTGCCGTTGCTGTCGTGTCCCCCGAACCGCTTAACACCGACACGCCATCCATCCATACCTGATAGGCAGCGGTGTTGCCGAAGGTGATATCGAACTCAAGATAATGCGTCGTGTTCGCCGTGATGCTGGCGGCCGACGTGCCGAGAGCCGTCCCGGCGAGGTTGCCATTTCTTACCGATACGGTGCCAGTCGTGTTTATCGTGACGGAAGCTTGTGCTGTGGCCGTATCCAACAGGCTAATGCCGCCGGCGATGGCGAGATTACTCGAAAAGCGAAACCCGCCGACAAGGCGGGAATAACTCGCCGCCAGTGTCTTGGCGACATTCTGGGCGCCTGCAATACCCAGCGCGAAGCCGTTAGAACTAAGCGGCGTGACGATAGTGGTACTGCTCCCAGCCGAGGTCGTCCACTCACCGGCCGTCAATAAAGCATTAACCGCCGTCGAGTTACTGTTCGCCGCCCCATACTTATCAAAACCATCCATGAACAGGAGTGCCACCGTCACACCTCCTGCGCGACCAGCGTGACGTAGACGTTCGCAAGCGTCGCATCGGCCGTCGCCGGCCCGGTCAATTGCACCACGTCACCCTGCGCCAGGCTCACCGCTGCCCCGCCACTGGTGGCAAAAGTCGGCGTGATCGTACCGGCGGCGAAAGTGATCGTGCCGATGGCCGAGAACACGGTCGGAGACGCCGCAAGCGCCCTGGCGACCGTTAAGACCGTGCTTGCCGTCGCGTTGGCCGTCGCCCCCGCCTCGCTGAGATACCCGGCGTAGACGCCGAAGTTCGCCGGAAACCGGACAGCCTTGCTGACCCGATGCAATCCGAGGAGCTGCGAGGCGCCGAGCACCCCGCCAACAAACGAGAACCCCATGACGTATTTCATGGCGGCCATCGTCGCAGCGGTCGCCTCGATCCACTGGGCCGAAGTGCCGTCGTCGTACCAGATCATCAAGCCGCCGCCGACAGTATCGAACCATAGATCGCCCTGCACCGGGCTCGGCGGCGCGGTAGCGCTGACCATCGTATGACCCGGCGCGCCGGCTGGCCCGGTGGCGCCGGTCGGACCCGTCGCACCCTGCGGGCCGGTGGCGCCCTGTGGCCCCGTCGCGCCCTGCGGTCCCGTGTTTCCTGTGGCGCCAGTCGGCCCCGCCGGGCCTTGCGGACCTGTCGCGCCTGCCGTGCCAGGCGTGCCGGCAGGCCCCGTTGCGCCGGCCGGGCCTTGCGGGCCGGTGGCGCCGGTCGGTCCAGCAGGTCCGGCTGGGCCTTGCGGGCCGGTGGCGCCAAGCGTGCCGTCGAGGCCGGGCGGGCCTTGTGGCCCCGGCGGGCCGGGCATCCCGATATTATCGACGACATCGACAATCCACGGTGCGTCGACAATGACATCGACCGCGGCTATGTCGGGGACAATGACATCCGTCATGCAGCAGACCGCGTCACGTCAGACACGACGGAGGTGCGCCCCGCCAATACCGTCGAAACATCTCCCGACGGATAGAGGAGCTGCAGATCCCACATCGCCCGTACCGGCGAGAGCGCAGCAGATGCGTTCGGTCCCAGCACCATGTCGATGCGGTTGGGCGCCGACACGGTACAGACAAATTCTGCGAGAACCGCGCCATTCGGTCCCGCCCGCATCTGCGCTGACACCGTCACGCCGGTCAGATCCACCGGGGTGGTCTTCGCCGCATCCTTCCATAGAAGGAACGCCCACGTTCCGGTATCGCCGCGGTAGATTTCGAGATCGAAGCAAGCCGGCATTCTCATGGCGTCGCCACTCCGGTTCGCATCTGCAACGGCGCACCAGGCCAGCGTCTGCGCTGGTCGTGCGCCTCGATTGAATTGAACGCCATCTCGCGCCGCTGACCCCAGGCGAGCGCACGTTCATCCGCGCCAATAAATGCCTCGGCCTCGACGAGGGAACCGAACAAATAGGCGTCGGGATGCTCGGCGAGAAGCCAGTTGCTCGGCGCGGTATCGCTGAGCGGCGGCAATCCCCGCCGGTAGGTGATCACGACCGGCATGTCACCCCAGGACGAGGACGGCATCAATTCGAGCGTCGCGCCGCCACCCGTAGAACAGGAGCCATCACCACCACCAACGATCGTGAAATATCTCCCGCCGGCACCCGGCCAGGAACTGGATGGCGGGACGTATTCCAAGGGGCGGCCGTCATCCAGCGATGCGCGCCGCAATCGGGCAAAATCCGCCGGCAACTCACATATTCCGCCAAACGGATAAACCGTCTCCTGCCGCTCGGTGCCAATCGTCTGCAATCGGCGGTTTGCTTCGGCTTCGAAAAGCCGGATCATATCGGGCACGGACGGCTGTAGGAGTGCGTCGCCCGGCCGCGCCAGCCAGAGCAGGATCGCCGTCTGTAGCGCGCTGTAGCTGTCCAGTGCCATTGCGACCTACAGGTAAAAATGATTGGTGCGGAGGTAGCGGTATTCGTTCGAATTCAGCA